CTTTCGACTTGCAGCTTGCCGGCGCTGGTAAAGTGATAGCGTGGAGCTGCCAGCTCAGCCCACAGAGCGTCGTCACGGGGCAGCTTGACGTCCATACCTTCTAGCCAAGCCTTCACCTTAAACCACAGCTCAGCGCGTAAATTTAAATACGTGTCTTTCTGTAGGGCACGCTCGGACACGTTTAAACCACGCGCTGGCAGACCCAGCTCACGCAACCGGTCTAAAACGCCGGCGCCGAACCCGTTGCTATCGACAATAATCTCAGCCGGCTTCTTCGAAGGCTGCATGGCGTCGTACTCAGCCTTTACGGCGCCGGTCAACTGCATCAAGTCGAGGTTACGCCAGACAGTTAACGGATGAATAACGGGGCCCTGACGCTTGCACAAAACGGAGCTATCCATGCCCTGACGTGCTACGTCGAGGCCCCACACGGCCACGGTATCCTCGTGGATCTTTATGTCGTTGTTCATGGCGTGGTCAATCAAGGCCACGGGAATAACTGTGTCCTCTTCTGACGGTGGAAAATTTCCAAGCACGCGCACATGGAACGCCGGACTATCCTGCCCGTAGCGCTTCTCCATGTCGCTGACAAAGTCGTCGGCGACGCGAGGGCTATCAACGCAGCTAACGTGCATCGTGTGCCAATCTTCCTTCAGGCGGTTGTGTGTGTCGTAAAAAAAGCCAGTGTTACGTGTGGGGTTGCCGGTCAAAACAGTCGTCGCGTTGTGTCCCGACATACTACCGCTGGCTGCTTCGAAAACGCTGGCCGGTATGCCGCTGGCTTCGTCGGCTAATAATAGCACATTTTCTGAGTGAACTCCTGCCAGCGCCTCCGGCTGTTCCTGCCTAGACGTCCGGCACGATATAAACGTGCTCTGTGGCTGGCTCTTGAGCTCAATACGGTCACTCTTGATTTCCAGTAAATCGTTAAAAGGCTTTTTCAGGCGCTTGGCTACATTTTTCATTTCTGCGAAGCAGGCGTCAAAAAGCTGGGCCGACGTGGGGGCTGTCACAACTGTCTTCGAAGGTACGCGCATTAAAACGTGCCACACGGCAGCCATAGCAACAGCCGTTGACTTACCTACCCCGTGCCCAGAGCGACAACTGACGCGCCTAGTCTTTGGGTTGGCGACTTCCCGTAGCAATTCCTTTTGCCAATCGTCGGGCTCAATGCCTATCACTTCGATGGCGAACTTAACGGGGTCATTTCGGTAGCGCTTCATCAGCTCTACGAAGGGGTTATTGTTAACATTTTGTTCCATGTGATTATCCTAAAATTTTTTTATGGGATGTGTGGGGAGGACCTGTGCATTTGCGCCGACCGGCGCTGAAAAAGGGGGGGGTCAAAATCATATATGCTGCACCGCAGAAAATATGTTTTCGCATAATATGTATTATGTTAATTCTGGGCCTATTTCTTCGCAGTTGCAGCATAAAATGGCTAAAAATGGGCTGAAAGTTGACATTTATGCCGCATTGCGGCACGCGCACGCGCCTGCGCGAGTGTGATTTAGTGTGCGAAATCACCGTTCAATCTCTTCCGCTTCACCTTCGATAACGCTATCTAATAGCTCCGCTGCTTGCGCGTGTAAGTCATTGACACTTATGTTTATAGCCACGTCACGTTGTCGAGTATCATACTTAGAGTTAAGCTTACTTGCTATCCACTTATCAGTATCAACCTTTAACCTCGACACATTAACATCTTCAGGCTGAGCTGTTTGCGCTGTATCAACTGCACGCTCAGCATAATAATGACCAGCTTCATTTAACGCCTGTTCATATCTGCCACGTCTTCCACCGGCAGCATCTAACCACATAGCAAATAGTTTATAACCAATGTTAAACTCCCTCATTAACGTGCGAACTGAAGTGCCGGTAGAAATACGCTCCAACACTTCATCTTCGCCAATCTGTTCTATGGCTGCAATCTTAGCTTTACCTATCTTACCTACCATTTGCTATTTCTCCTGATAGAGCTGAGTAGCCACAAATATCTACCCAGTGATCTGCTTTGTCAGGCGATACTCTTATCCTAGATATTTTAAGCAACACCATCATTACAGCTACATCAACAGGCCCTATTTCATAGCCAAGATAAGCTGACCAGAGCGCAGCCGTATTCTCAAAGTTTTCTCTAGCATCTCCATAGTCAGCATTACGATCATTGTTAATGACCTTCATTGCTTCTTTTAATATGTCATCTCTATCCATTACCACGGTATTTCATCCCCTATTGACCAATCTATTGACTTATCTATGCCGTCACGAATGACAGTTGTTATCTCAGCTTTCGGGAAACTATCGTAAGCTTCTTCCAAAAACTTAGCCGTAAAATCATTAGATAATATTCTAGCAACATCTTCGAAGCTGTAAACTATCCAATGCTTATACTTCTCACGTAGTATGTGAGCATTGCGTGATGCAACGCAAACAATTCTACCACCTTCGAGCTCGACGCAATAGCAATCCTCAGCCGGTGGCTTGTGACCAGCTTCAAGAGCTGTCTTCTCCAACAGCTCCCACGCCCTCATAAGTTGAGCTGCAATCTGATTAGTTGCCATTACGTCGTTAGCTTCGACGGCGTAACCTAACGCCTCGTAAGCAGCTTCAAAACGTCCAGCCATTTCTGGAGGAACAAACGTAGGCAACGTATCACCCCAGTTATCAACTTTCTCACGGGCAATACGATCCAACGGTTTAAGTTGTCCCCACACTTCTGCTTTAATAAGTGGAGCGCCACCTTCAGGTCTACCAAGTACATCACGTCCCTTTCTCTGTGCTTCAGCTAATGTAACACGTTTCTTTTTCTTTTTCATTACCATGCTATTCTCCCTAATTTTTCCCACTTTATTTTTTAACATTATCCCACCTCCCCCCACTTACGTATATACATACGTTAAGGTGGGGGGAATGGTTTTTCAGGCTAATTTACCCCACTTTCCCACCTTTCCCCACCTAGACATGGGAAGGTGGGAAACTTAATGAAGAGTATGCCCATGACTACTAATTTCGCTCATTTCTATTAACAGCATACGAAAAAACGTCAGGTCAGCTATCCCGTCGTCACAAGCCCTAAGAGCCTCACGCCTATGGCCTTCCTTAAATATGTCTTTGGTTCTTTTGTTTGTATGGTTCCACTCCACCTCATAGTTTTTCTCTTCTTCGCTCCACACAAGCCGTGCAATCACTTCTTCGTTTTCACTCCTGTCACTCATAACCCAGCCTCTTCTCCAGTTATCCAAGTTCCAACCGATACGACTTGGACTTCCCTTGCCTGTCTCTTCGCGTAAAATTGTTCAACACGTAGCACGTCAGTCTCCAGCCATTGTTTTACTATAGCACGGATTTTAGCTTTTTCGTGTTTCTTTTCCACGTCCAGATCTAACGCCTCTGCCACGGCTAGTCCTACCCACATCTTAGCCTGCACACTTTGTCTATACGGCTCACCATCTTCCAGCGCCTGCCCAACTATCCTTTGCACCTTCATAGCGTCGCGTGTTGTCACGCCGTCAAACAGGTCAGGCATTTTAAATGTAACCGCGACGCCCACGTATTCACCATTAGGTAGCTGCACGCCTTCCATTCGCCTGTACACCGCCTTCTCTGCCGGCGGCGCCAAGTTAGCCTTGCCGTCGTCAACTCTGAATATGCCCAGACTTTGTTGCTCGTTAACACCCAGCTTCAGCGCGTCGTCCTGACTTACTTTGTTAATAACTCTGGCAGCCCTAGCAGCTCCGATAAGTGACCCAGCTCCACGCACGCTATCCACCGTCGCGTCGTCGCCGTGCATCTTACGTATGTGATGCGTCAACACAAAAGCGCAATCTGTCTTGTCAGCTATTGATCTGACACTGGCTATCGCCGCATTCATTGCCACGTTATCATTCTCGTTAATCTGATTAGCTCCAACCCACGGGTCAACGAATACCATGCCAATATTGTTTTGCTCTATCTTATCGGCCATGTATTCCCTGAGCTCCTCGTCTACGTCGAGCCCGTCGCGTGACTGCTTAGCAAATATAATTTTTAAATCGCGCCCAGCGTCCAGAAATAGCCGGCCCCTGACGTCGTCAGCTTTTATGTTGTAGTGCATCATGGCGGCAGCCACACGCCGCTGCATTTCCTCCAACGGATCTTCTAGGTTAATGAGCCACACGTTACATTGCTCGTGAACCATATCCTCCAGCAACGCCTTGCCCGTAGCAATAGCCAGCGCCTCAACTGTTTGCATTGAGGTCTTACCAATGCCGCCAGCCGATGCCAGTACGCTCACGTTAGAACGTATGTAGTGACGGCCATATATCCAGCGCCTCGCCGGTATTGTTGCCGGATCTATCGGATCATATGGCGTCGGCCACTGCCTCTCAGCCTCAATAGTTTCCTGTTTCACTTGCTCTACCGGCTTTGCCAGCGCCAATGCCTCACGCAGCTTATCCTCACCCACTTCCTTTAAGTAGTCGTTTGCGTCCACGACGTTCTCGACGCCCAGCTCGTTAAACCTGACGACGTGCACAGACGTGCTACCGTCGCCGCTGAGCACGTCAGCGCATTTGTCTACGTCTAAGTCAGGATCTGCACATATCGTCACGTCTGAGGCTCTAGGTACGTTATATGACTGCATTCCAGCCTTACCAAATGTGCACACGATAGTCGCCTCGACATTACCGCTTGTCGCTTGGTGTACTGACAATGCGTCTTCAGGCCCTTCCACCATTATGATTGCGCCGCCGTCGTGCTCGTCGCCAATACGCATTACGTTACCAGCTATAACGCCACGGCTGTATTTACTGATACCATTGTGCTCACGCTTCTTACCCTCAGGCGTTAGTAGCACGGCCTGTATGCCCTGCACTTCAGCCTCCGAATTAATGGCCGGAAATACGATTGCTGGCCCGTCGTACACGTTAGGGCTAAATCGCGCTACATTCGTTGCTGTAGACGCTCTGAGGCCCCGTGAGTTAAGGTAAAGCAACGCCGGACGTATTGCGTCCTTGTTATCACGACTGATAGGTACGGCCCTGTCCCACGCTTCCTTAGCCTTTTTAATTTTGTCTTTACGTGTTTCCTGATCCCGTACCAGCATTTCCTTATTAGCCAGCCGGCTGATTAACCTATCGAACTCTGACACTGTGTAAGGCATTGCATCGGAGTTTTCTAAAATTTTTGGATTTTCGCCGCCACGTTTAAAACCTGATCCAATCGTGGCTTTTATCTCTGGCTCAGTTAGCCCGACTGACTTTGCAGCCGTGTGCAGCTCCATAATGGCTAGGTCAACATTGGCCGGCGCTAGGTGCGCGTGCCTACCCAACAAATATGCAGCCTTGTTTAATGTTTCATTACGTCCACCTTTTAACGTCATTACGACGTCGCCGACGGCACTTTCTTTTACTTTTTCAAAATAAACTTCTGACATTTTTATCTCCCAAATTACATACGCCCTGCCCAATCACTCAGGCAGGGCGCGTCTTCTTAGAACCCGAAGTTATTACCTTGACCACTGTCCCCTGCCGGTTGAACACTGGGAGGTTGCGTTTCTGTCGCGGCAGGCGTTGCCTCATAAGTCGTCGCGGCCATTGCAACGGGTTGCTCACTGCCAGTTGGACGATCAATCCACTTGGCAATGTTGAAGCCCACATCGTAAGAAGTTCCCTTACCTATCACAACAGGTGTACTGGTTGTAACTTGCACCACCGGTATTTTTGTTGCGAAATTTGGATCTTCCTCAACTTGGTTATAAAGCTTAGCTATAAACTGACCAGCTCCATAACTGTTGTTACTGAATTGAGCTTCACGCCCATTAGCCCAGCAATCTACCTCGAACCCTTTTTTGTGTGGGCTCCCCTCAGGCTTAACTAACGGCTGTGCAGGCGACGGCCACGCTAAAAATTCGCGCACGCCGACGTCAATGTGAAGCCAGCCAAAGACGACGTTTTTAACGTCAATGGCTATCCCCTTATTCATATCAATATCCTCTAAGTCACCTGACGGAGTTTTAATAGTCCACTTATTCTGTGGCAAGTTAACCCTGACATATGACATATCGGAAGTTTGTGTATCATCTTGAAAAGAAATTGGCATAATGTGTCTCCTGACTACGTTTGCTCATTGGTGAATTTAAAAGTGTACGGCGGTATCTGGATCGTTTGCAACTCCCCATAATCATACCCCCACACACCGGTTTCCTGCGCCAACACAAATCTGTCCAGCGCATATTCAACGGCTGCCCTGCCCTCTTGCAGTGACCGCTCGTCGAGCTCATAGACGCCCACAGTGTAGGGCGCGTCTTTTCCTACAGCGATAAATACAAACCGGTCTATCTCGTGACCTTCGAGTGCCATACACATACGGTAAAACTGGTCCTGTATGTGATAGCCTAGCTTGCCAGCCTGCGACGCGAAGCCGGCAGGCGAAGGATCTATCGTTGTCTTTAAATCAATTATTACGGCAATATCTTTTCGCCACGCATCCGGCCTACATCTTAGGTCAGCATTCCTGACATGATCTTTTACGAACAAACTGGGCTCTATTAAAATGTCACCAGTTAATAGTTTTGCCGCTTCCTCATTTGCCCACACAGCCTTAGCCATGTCGTGTGCAATTTTATACTCTGCCTCTGTCAGTAGGATTGCGCCGGCGGCTTCAGCTTCATCCTTATGCTCAGTCCACGCCTTGCCTCGTCTAGTCTCTGGCCCACACCAGACAGTGTTGGATCTATGAGGCTCTAAACAGAGAGTGTGAGTAGCTGTGCCTAAGTCAAAAGCTGCCGAGCTTTTAAATTCGCCGTACTTGTAATGCGCTAATGACTTCTGCGCTATAATTTTTGCACCTGACGCGCTTAATGCTGGCGATAGGTGATACTCCTCATTGTCGAGGTTTAGTTTGATACTCATGTTGTTTACTCCCATAATTTCCAATGAGTAGAGCCTCGGCTCTGTGTTCATCTTTTTTTCTTTTTAACTCTGACGTTAAGTCAGGATACCACTGCTGTGCTAGACGTCTACTCGCGTCTTTATCTTTTGCCAAGCCTAAAGCTCGTTTCCAAGTGTTGGCGCTTACGATAGTGTAAGGCGATTTAGATAGTGCACAAGTGCTTGTTATCTGTCCGAATGCAAAACCGATTTTAAATGTAGATACGACGCCCTGCTTAGGCATGGCGTGCTGACGCTCCACGTAAATGTGATCGACTTTGTCTCCGCTGGTAATCAGGTCCATTAATGCAGCTACGTCCACGCCGCCCTCGTCGTACACGGGTAAGTCGTGAACCTCAGCCCAGTTGTCTCTGGGTGATAAGAGGGCAACGCCGCCCGTCTTGTAGCCGCAATCAATGCCAATAATCATACTGTAAGCTCTTCCCTTTAGCTTTAGCGTCTTTGACAACTAGCATCTTGACGTACTCATTTTCTGACACGCCAACTCTAGCTGCTTCCTCTTTGATATGGTCAACAAGCTCTTCCTCCATGCGAGGGCCAATCTGCTTTTTCTTGCGCTTGTTCCACTTGCCGCCATCTTTAGTAAGTTGTACTTGCATATTTATCTCCGTATTTGTCAGCAACTTGTTAACACCTAGTTATTAGTTTCACAACCCTTGCAAGTTATCTTCAAAAATTTTTATTCCTTTTTCCTTGAGGTGATACCTATCTAAACCGTCAAGCTCAGGAGTATTTGTTACATAAAGAGCAATATTTTCGTCTGGAGCGCCCCACTGAGGAATAGTTATTGCAGCTCTGATAATTTTACCTCTGCGTCTTTCTACGCCCCAACCTTTAATGTCACCAAAAACATCTGAGTAAACACCTCGAACCCATCCACCACTATCAACTTTTAACCAAGTCATTTTACCTTTGATTTGGCCTTTACGCTTACCGCGAACATAGCGCGGCATATCGTCAACAACTTCGTCACCAAAATATTTACGAGCTAATGTCTCACCAAACTCTGTTGATAACCAAGATGATCTTTCTTCGATAACTGCGTATGTCATTTTTATCTCCTTAAAAGTGGGGGCCGTAGCCCCCGTTGAAGAGGAGGGCTTATGCCTCCTCCCTTTCTCTTCTCAGACGTTCCTCTTCGAGATACTCAGCCTCTGACTCTGCATTAGTCTCCAAAGTCATTTGATAGCACTCTTCACAAAGAACCCAATTAACGTCTGGGCGAAATGGTGCGCTACATCTGCATCCTACACAACTCCCCCATCTTCCTGTATCATGTCCCATTTTTACTTCTCCTTTAGGTTGTGGGGGCTTTACGCCCCCTGTTGAAATTACCACGCTTCTCCGTGATCTTCGTCAAAATGATCGTAGCGGCTCTCCCACCAGACTTCGGCTGCGCGTTCAGCGGCAAATTCCGCTTCATAGCTACGTTCATTTTCGTACCATTCTTCTAAACGCTCTTGTCGCTCTTCGACTGCTTTGCGTATAGCTGCAAGCATATCTGAAAGCGCTTTATGACGTAGCTCTATCTCTGCATTTACGTTGTCAGCTCGTAGCGTGCAGACATATGATTTTTCCATTGGAAAATCTGACATCATTCCGACATTGCGCTCTTCGCCGTTTCCGTCGGATAGCATGATGTCCCAAGCTGGGACACCTTTTGCTACTCTAACTGCTTTTAATTGAATACCTGACATTATCTTCTCTCCTATTAAGGTGTATAAAAAACAATCATTGAACCGTCTTCTGGTGAGCCATTTAGACCCTCGCTCAATGCATATAATGACCAATATGCTTCTTGTGTTTCTTCTGAAACATTATCTAACCCACGACGATCAATAACTGATAGTAAGTGATTGATTGCGCTATCTACACGAGATTCTAAAGATTTATCTGACATTTTTTTTCCTTTCTGGGGGCCGTAGCCCCCGTTTATTACCCTTTGGTAAACATTCCCTCTTTAAAAGATACGTGTGACCACTCACCATCTTCGTCTATGTAATGAGTAAAAATTACTTGATCTTTTATTTTATAAATTTTTGTTCCCTCTGAAACGATCAATTTTAACTCAGTGTTTGCTGGCAAGATGCAATCATTAACTACAAAGTTTTCCATCCACTTTCCTACTTTGACAGGTACTTGATCATGTTCCATTTTTTTCTCCTTTAAAACTCTATACTGTTAACTTAATGTTAACACCTATAAATATCAACCCCTACAAAGCATTTATTTTAATTATTTTTAAAATATGTTAAAAAGATAAAAAAATGGAGTTTATTTATGGAAAATATGCGTCTGCCCATCGCCCTAGTGGGTGTATTAGCCATGCAGCTCGCCGGAGGCGTGTGGTGGGTGAGCCAACAGGCTGCCACCATTGAAGCACTCACGGAGGATATTGCTGTCCTCACGGCGTCTAACAGCGCCGCTGACAGGACAAATTTGATCAGAGATGTAGAGCAAAATAGTGAAAATATTGAAGAAATGATCGACATACTTTCAGAACATTATGAGGATATGGAAAGCGCCGATAATGAAATTTGGGAAGAAATAGACCAAATACATGAGGACGTAGGTGGGATGGCAAGTCATATGATGGCTATTGTTAAGCTACAATCTAGAGTTAAGACTTTAGAAAACTCTTTAGATTTCCTAGCAAGACGTCCAACAATGTCGGATGGGAGATAAAAAATCGATCCTATTAGCCTTCTTAGCTCAATTAAATTAGGCATTAGCGCCGGCAAATCATTGCATGGCCTAAGCAAACAGCTTGGGCAATTTTTTGATGCTACCGACAATGCTAAAAAAAAATTACAAAAGAAGGGCATTACCAGCTCTGACGTGAATAAAATTAGTATGGAACGATTTGCGAAATTACGCGCCGCTGCCGACGCTGAGGAGCAACTAAAAGCTTTTATTTGTGACCCTAGGCAATCGGGGCTGGGCCCATCACACTGGCAGACACTTCTTAAAATACGCAGGGAAGTTCTTCAGGAAAAACGTGAGGCCGAGGCTCAGGCAAGAAGGGACCAGATAGCTCAGCAAGAGTTAATGATTACAATAGTAGGAATAATTGTGTTATTGATTTTTACGTTTGTTGGAGCCAGTGCGTATCTTCACTATATGAATTGGATAAATTTAAGGGATTTTCTTCCATGATTTACGTTTTGATTTTTTTGCACTTTGTAAATACTGACAACCTCAGGTATTACCAAATTGGTTCTTATGGGGATTTGGAAAGTTGTAATATTGAAAAAGAAAAAGCAAAGATTATGGTAACTCATTCAAGCATGGCCTTGACGTGCCTAAACGTAAATCCGCAACAGTAGAGAAACGAAATGGCAAGTTTTCAGCTTATGACAAAAAAGGTAAACTGATAATACTTAGCCACAGTTCCAGAGTAGTGAAAGGGTATCTTTATGAACAAGGAAGAAATGGAAGCTTGGGACCTCAATGGCAACGGAAAAATTGACCCCGACGAGCGAGAATTGTTGTTAGACAACAAAAAAAGAGAAATTGAAGACATGGACCACAAGCGCAACGCGCAGTTAAAAATGACGTGGGTGGCTATCAGTGGCCTCATTTTCTATCCGCTTGGCATCGTTGCAGCGTCCATAGCTGGCTACGATACAGCCGCTGAATTGATTGCTGACATTGCAAACATATATATTGTAAGTGTATCAGCTCTAGTCGGGGCTTATTTTGGCTTCACAAACATGGGGAATAGAAAATGATAGGAATACTATCCAGCGTAGCAAACTTAGCTACAACATTTATTGACAGTAAAGCAAAGGTCAAAGCTGCTGAAGCTGAGACAAAAATGAAAATCGCTACCGGCGAGATCTCTTGGGAGCAAGCTGCAATAGAGGCCAGCGCTGACAGTTGGAAGGACGAAGCTTGGACGCTTTGTTTTATCGCAATTGTGCTAGGAAGCTTCGTGCCTTGGCTACAGCCATATATGAAGCAGGGCTTTGAAAATTTACAGGCTGCACCCCAGTGGTTTAGTTGGGCCATGTATGCCTCAATCGCCGCGAGTTTTGGAATACGTACAATGAAAGGATTTAAGAAATGACATTTAAACTAAGCAGACGCAGCCTAGACAGGCTGGAAGGTGTAGATGAGGATCTACAGGCCGTCGTTAAAATGGCTATCACATTATCAAAAGTAGATTTTGGAGTTATCCAAGGTATGAGAACTCTTGAACAGCAAAAAGAACTGGTAGCCTCCGGCGCAAGCCAAACTCTAAAATCTAAACACTTAGAGGGTAAGGCCGTCGATCTTATGGCATACGTCAACGGACGCGCTTGCTGGGAGCTAAATGTCTATGACGACATAGCTGACGCCATGCGAGATGCGGCCATACAGATAGGCGTTCCTATTTGCTGGGGAGCTGCATGGGGTACTCCTCAGGCCAAATACCCAATGGATATTCGTAAATGGGAAGGCACAATGGAAGAGGCTATGAATGCATACATAGACCTAAGAAGAAGCGCCTCAAGACGCCCATTTTTAGACGGCCCTCATTTTGAGAAAATAGACTAGGTATCTGCCTCAGGCCGTATCTTCGGCCTAGGTATTCCCTTACTTACTTTGTCCGATTTTTTGCAGAGCATCGCCTCTGCCTCTAAACTTATGTACAGAGGCGCTTGATCTATCATTGCCTCCAAACATTTCTTTTCGCTTTCGTACCAAATAATAGTAAAAACATTTGTATTTGCCACGACGTAATAAATAAAAAGTCCAGTAATATATTCCATTGTTTCAACTACTCTTTCTGTTAGATAGAAGTTCGCGGCGGCGCCGTTGTAATACTCTGGGTGTATTGTAACACATAAAGCGCCGCCGCACGAATTACCGAGGTAACCCGTATCTGTTTTTTACTTGTACTACTGCCTGCCTAGAACAACCTAGCACCTGACCACACTCTTTTGGTGTGAGGCCCTTTTTTAAAAGTAGATTAACTTTTTCGGCTTTTTCTGAAAGCTCTAATATTACTTCTGGTTCTTCTACATTTAAATCTTTGAGAGCTTTGTTTGGCTGGTACGAGTTACGCTTTTCTCTTTTATCTTTGCGTTCTTTTTTACGTAAGTCTTCCCAAGCCCTGCGATAAGCATATTCAAATTGCTCAGTTGTTAACCTATTTGCCATCTAGTTTTCTCCTCAGCATTGCCACTAATGTTAGCATTTCACTGCTATGGTGTACGTTAGGACTGCCGGTGCGTTTTTGATCGTCCCTGACAATTTCTATTTTACGCTCTAGCCTTTTAAGAATTATTTCTATTTCTTCATTCATATCTCTCTCCTGATTTGTTTATGTGGTTAACTTAGTGTTAGCTTAAAATAAACACAAGAAAAAAAATGCCCCACCGTTTAAGTGGGGCAGTTCGAGCAGTGTGTAGAGACAGGGAGAGAGCGCTCTACTGTATGCAACGCATTGTAGTTGTATTTGCATTTAAACACAATACGTCGTAAACTTGCGGTATTTTAGTAAAGGGGATCTTTATGAACCAAGATCAAATAGATGAAATTTTAGACGCTATGAAGCGTCCACATAGAATATCAAATAAATTTGCACTTCACCAAAAGTGTGTAGATGCGGCTGTATTGATAGAAAGTTTAATGTCTGGCGCAAAAGAAGAAGCGCCTAAAAAAGATACAAAAAAAAAGAGAGCTCGTGACGAAAACGGGCGGCTCAAAGCTGATGACCCTTCTACTCCGGAAGTAAATGAGGCTTGGGACTAGTTATCTAAAAGCGCCGAGCCCAAATTGATTTAATAGCATTTGGGTTCTGGCATCTCTATCTTTATTTTCTGGGTTTAAACCCATAGAAGTAGCAAGTTTCTGCGTGCCAGACGTTGCAGCTCTAGATCCTTGTCGCGCTCTTTCAATAGCTGGGACCAGTGCTTCCATTAACTCTGCTTGCTTTCTTAATTGTTCAGGGGCCATGCGTTGCGTCAGTATAGGTGCAATTTCAGAAGACACTTCCTGTATTCTTGTGGCTTGATTAGGTCCAGATACACTATCTAACAAGCTAGATGCGGCAGTTGATGTTACGCCTTGTTGACCAATAGTTTCGCTTAAATTTTGACCTACTATCTGTTTCATTCTTTCCATTACTAAGCCGCGAATAGCAGTTTTAGAATTAGCGTTAACCATTGCGCCCTGTAAAAGTGCAGATGATGTATTGTTAATTTGTCCAGAAAGAGTTTCCATAGCTCTGTCGCCTAGCACCATAGCCATCTTTTCTTTAACAGCTCTCGTGTTAAGAGATTTTAAAACTGCTAAGTTTTCTATAACTATTTGCTCGTTATCACCCCGTGGGTTTATTCTGGCGTTGGCAGATATTTCATCTATTCTGTTTCTTAATGCTTGCCTTAGTTGCTTCAAGCCTACTTCGTCAACTGTCTCAAGAGCTATAGCAACGTCTTCTCTGGTTATTCTAGGGCTTAATATGTCGTTACCTAACTGAGCTGCTAGTTTCTGGTCTATAGCGTCCTTACCAGCGGCTCTGGCAGCTTTATAAGAAGGATTTATTTCATCTAAAGAGTTTCTTAACAGTCTAGCCAAGTTAAATTTAGATTGTGATGCTGCGTCTTCGCCAGCTCTACGTAGTGCCTCACCTTTACTGTAGAGCTGCCTTGTTACATAATCTATAGTTGCAACTGACGGGTTTTCAAAATCTACAGCTTCACCAGCTTCTCTAAGTAAAGTTCTAGCACCACTTAAATCTGTTGGGTCAACTCTATTAAATAAATCTATAACAGCCTGACCACCTTCGTCAGCGTTGTTAATAGAAAAATCGTATGCATCTCCATAAAGCTCCCTTCTAGCTTTAGCAGTGTCTGACATTATTTGACCTTTTTGAGTTTTTATACCTCTACTTATTGGCCCTAGTAATTGAGTTAAAACATCATCTAAATCATTTGCTGCCCTTATAGATGTATCTGTAATATTTTCTTTAGCTATTCTAGCTCCCATACTTGGTGAGTTCACAACAACGTCTAGCAGAGCCGCTGTATTGGGTCCAAGTGTTGATATAGATCCATATGGTCCAGACGATCTGGCGCTTTCTACGGCGTCGGCTGCATCCATTGCGAGAAAATCTTCTACAACTTTTCCAGCGTCTTTTTTAAAACCAATTTTTTCTATTATGTCAGAGATTGGTTGTTGTAAGTATTTACCGTATAAATACCCAACACCTTTTGAAACCGGCACACCGCCACCGCCAAACAGAGCGCCCGTACCAGTGCCAACTTTTACGCCGGTGGTGTAATCTCTAAAGTCTCCTGTATTTACTAGTTTAGGTAATCCTGAAACAGCGCTTTCAGCTCCTCCTAGTATTCCTCCAATAGCAGCGCCTTGGCCCATTTGTCCGAGTAAACTGGTAGATGTAAGAGCTGGCGCAAATGCAGCTCCACCGCCAAGAGCAAACCCAAGTCTGGAAAGCCTTGAAGCTATTGGGGCTTCTTGGGTTCTTCTGTCTATGGCGGTTTGCATAGTGTCTAAAGTTGTTTCGTATGGAATGCCTGTATTATAACTTCTTGCCAGCGCCCCACCTCTTTTGACGTATTCTCTTAAAAATGGAAAATATTCAAAAGCAGACGCTGCCCTAGTAGGTAACTCTCCAGCAATTTCCTGAGATATTTCACCTCTTGATATATCTCCAGCTCTTTTAGCTCCTTCTCCAGATTTCATAATTTCTGAAATTGTTGCTAAATCGGTTGTACTATATCCACCTTTTTGGTCTACAAATACAAGGCCACCATCAGCTTCACTACTAGCTACGTAACTTCCATCGTCATATTGTTCCACAAGTTTGTAACCCTCAGGAACCTGAACTTCCGCTGTTTCTTGTTGTGTCCAAGACGGTCCAGAACCTGAACCGCCAGAACCGCCATCTGTTGTCCAAGAGGGTCCACTCATAATACTTCTTTCCAGCTAGATGTTTTATTTTTTTGACCGCCTGTATATTCAAAATATTTACCATTATCATCTCTAATAATATCGCCAACTTGTGCGTCATTAAAATTGATATAATACTGGTCAGGCTCTTGAAGCCAATCAAATGAGTCAACTTTTTCTTGGCCGCCCAGAGCTTCTATTAATTTTTGTGGGTTATTTGTTTTCTCAAAAGCTCTTCGTATCATATTTTGATATCTTTCCCTTATTTTTTCTAAATCTTTAATATTTTTTCCTTGAGATTGATTTAAATTTAATCTTTGAATATCAGCTTCTAAAAGAATTAATTCTTTTTCTGATACCGCACCTAATGTAGCTCCAGTTGCTTTAAGAGCTTTAAGCGCGTCTAATGCCATATTAGATCTAATTGTGTCTAAGTCTATTCTAGCTTCACCAGCGTCTGTAAATGGAGCAACCCCTGTAACCATACCCCACCAACCGGATACACTAGGATTATTTTGAACTTTACTAATTAACTGGTCTATAGTCTCAATTCTGTTTACAACATTTGAACCAAGTTCACTTTCTGTATTTTCTAAACCTTGCAGCCTGTTAGCTTCAGTTACAAACATTGCCGCAGTCTGATATAACCCTGTTGCAGCTTCCCCCCCCATCACTGAAGCTTGTATCATTATTTCTTGAGCAGCTTTCCTATAATCATCAGCCGTTGTTAAACCAGCAAGCATACTGCCTGCTCCACCTAACATTTGCTGCATCATTGTATTTCTTGCCTTTGCAGCCGTGGCTTTTCTATTTTGGTCAGCTATCTTTTCAAAAGTTCCCATTAAGCTAGTTACTGCGTTTCCTTCTTTACCCTGTAACGCCATGCCAGCGTCCCTAACACCAGCAAATGCAAGCATACGTTTTTGGTCTTTAGATAGAGTTTGCTGTGCCGGCGCCTGATTTTTTTGAAAATCACTTAAAATCTTTTGCATAGCTGTAGCGTCAAAAGTGTTTTGCAATGAAGCTGGCGGCTCAACGTTAGGCTCTACATTAACCACTTCAGGAGGAACACTAGAACCACCGCCACCGCCGCCATTATTATTTGATATAGATAAAGGTGGAACTATATTTAAAAGCGCTAACTCTTCAGATGTGGCTTCAGCACCAACAGGTATACCATTAATATTTATTCCTTGTGCCGCAAGTGCGTCTAGATCTGCTTGAGTTAGTTTGTAAGCTTCTTCCATGTCTATGTCCTAATTATTAAATGCCAGTGGGTTTGACGTTAGCCCTTTAATTCCAGCAAAACCGCTTAACGGGCCAATGCCGCCCATGCCTAAACCACCGGCTGCACCCAGCACAGCTCCAACCGTAGCCATAGGATCTTTTTCAGTTGTAGTGCCGTAACCAGCCGGTATGACGCCGGCAGCGCCTGTAAGCACTCCAAATTTTCTTAGTGGGTCTGCGTATTGACGTAAAAACTCTTGGTATTCTGCGTCTAAACCGGCTTGTGCTATTCCCCTATCAAGACCTCCAGCCGCAAGTTGTTTGCCAAGTATATCCGTCTGAGCCCCTAAGCCTGTTATGCCAGCGCCAAGCATAGACTTGGCAGCGTTCATTCTTGACATATCTTCAGCGTTTGCTCGTTGCACAGCCCCTAAGTAACCTTGTGATTGTAAATCGCCGATAGTTTGCCCCATGTTAGCTTCAAAAGCGCCCTGACGCTCACCTTCATAAAGATCGCGTCTAGCTCCACCAAAACTTTTACGTCTAATCATGTCAGCGTCTTCACCTACACGAGCCTGATCCCTTTCTCTAAGCATACGATTTATAGTTGGGTCTACGACATTATCTGTAAACTGATTTGTGTATTCTTGTATGTCAGCGGCTCTTTGGGCCGGCGTCCTGTTAGCCATGTCTCCAAATATGTCAGAGGCTTGTTGTATCTCAGAAGGAAGCGTTAGGGCTCCGTAGCCCCCCATTGCTTGCCTTTCTAACCCAGACAACCCTGCAACTCTATCACCAGAGTAAGTTTCAAATTCAGTATTTTTTATTTTATCTGCAAAAGGAATAATTGTATTTACAAATAAATCCTCTTGGAACTGAGGCATTTCCTTCGTTGTTGTCTTCTTGCCCACGACTAAATCTCCATCTCATAGTGTCTGTAGGTTTCTTTAAAGCCCACACTTTCTGCAAATTTTGAGAAGCCGATACGTCCGTCAGCCTCAATACCGGATAATTCAGCTTCCTTTGCTAAAAGTTTTAGCACATTTAAAGCTGCCCTCATCCAAACGTTCATTTCTACTCCACCCATAAACTCTATAAAAAGTGTGCGTCTTTGAGGGTGCTTCACGACGCTGGTTGTAAATGCCGCCGCTAACGTGTCCTCGATGTATACAGCCCACATAAGAGACTGATTGCTTATTATGTCGCCCACAACATCATCTAGTGATGCGTTACGATTGTTATTATCTATAGCCGGCTTCAAGATATTTATAACCTTAGGCAAAATATCATCGATATTATCAACTACCGGCTCAACCCTAATCTTTGGCTTTGATACAAATTCTACAACATTATCAATCATTCGTCGAGCCTACCATGTAGCTAATGCTACTCTTTTCCAAATTGCAGTCGATCCGTCGTGATCGGCAGTGCATATATATATGTAATTAGTATCCCAGCTTATCATGCCAGCTACATCCCCAGCGGCCCCAGTATTGGCGCTGGGCACAGCTTGTTTAGTTGCCAACTGTCTAAATGCATTACCGCTGGACACAACAGCATATTTTTTAGTCTTATCCCAGAGGACAACTCCATCTTCGGACGGGTTATCTTCAGGCGTTTTAAAATACAACTTACCTAAATTTCTTTGCAAATAATTATTTATCTGCCTACCCCATTGCGTAATATCTGGGCCAATAATAGGAAGAATAGGAACCGGCATTATCTATTTCCTCCGGCTGTTGTTTGTAATCTCATAACTCCTACACGCCAATTAGCTGGCTTTACACCTTGCACCCTCATGCGTAACTGTCTGCCACTGAACCTAGCGTCTGTAGGGTTGGCTGGCGTAAAGGGCCCGTGTGATGTTTCCGTGTCGTTAGGGTGAAAACGTGTTTTAAACGTCATATTTACGTCGCCCTGCGTGACTTCGTCAGGAATAACAGATGAAACTTTAGCTATCTGGTCACCATTACCAATAGATATTGGGCCCGTTTCCGCAAAAATAGCACCGTTATCCACGTTGTATCCGACTTCGTGTTCTTTTATGTTTGCGTGTGTGCCGTCATAATCTGCCATAAATGGGTATCTAAATACGCCACGTTGCACGCCTGAAGTTCTTGAAAGCTCACCAATCATCCAATGGTTTTCGTTGTAGTCGTAAGCTACGTAACGATCTATATCTGTGCTATTAGCTGAAGGATAAAACCACCATATCTCACCGTACTGAGGCACTCCCATGCCCCAAATTTTGGATTGCTGAGAAGTGTTAATATCGCCAAATATATAATCGTGAACGTCACACTTAATTGTGTTGACACTGTTACCGTCGAATAAAAAGAAATTTTCTTGCCCAATAAAGAAAACGCCACGGTCTGTGTCTACAGCTCCACGGCTGGTTACAGTTCCGCAAGATGTGCCAACCCTTTCAAACCGGTAAATATCGGGTGGGCCCGAATATACGGCTCTAAAGGCGTCTACGTCAGTAATGATAAAAACTTGGCCTCTGGTTCTTATGCCTTGCATAATTTGCCCAGATGTTTGCAGCTCCGTGTCTCCAGCTTGGTTAGTGCTTGCCGGCGTCCACAGATTTCTATCTTCAAATGAGCACCATTGAACTTTACGAGAATTACCGCCAGCCCCCAGAGCAAATATAAACCGTTCTTCTGTTACAACTAAACCTAAATTACTAGTCGGTGCGTTAGTTATTGGTGTGGCTACTGTGGCTAGTTTAAGAGATGTTTCAGTTACATTTACATTTTGCTCTGCATTACTTGCAGGGTAAATTTGTATCGTAATGCCAGTATCATCTGTGTCGAACCTATAGAAACTATTTCCAATGGGTAAAGTTTCATCGAGTAAGACTGTCGTTGTGGTTGTGCCTAAAACTTTAATTTTTAATGACGGTATTGTTGACGCATCGCCATCAGCGTCAGGGTCCGTTACATTTATTGTAAAATGATATTTAGCACCGTTTGTTAAACCGGTTATATTTTGCTCTAAATTTGCAGCCGTTGTGCCTGTCCATTTAGCATCGCCAGCACTAATTGCCCAGCCAGTGCCAAGGGTCCAGCCAGTGCCAACAGCAAAACTATTATTTGTTATTAGTTCAGCACCGCTAGAAATACCTAGACCCCACTCAACAAGTCTACCGTCGTCATAATGGCAACCCACCATTAATTCGCCAAAATTATCTAAAGTCCAAAATGTAGCAGGATCAGGAATAGCATTGGAAAGTTGTTGTCTTGGCGTTCCCCAGAAACCTACGCCATAAGATCCTTTACCATACCCTGCCGATACAGCCGCATCTTTACGTCCAGTTGCCAAGTTTTGTGGAGTAATGTCGTAACATAAACCGCCACCCGTCATGGCAATTAAAGCATTGTGAGAGCCTCCGGCAAGCCATGTACTTTGGTTAAGAGCTTCCCAAGCGTGCATACCTCTTATTGGCTGTAAGGCAAAATCTTGCTTTCTATCTTGCCAACCACCAATAGGACGCAACGAACCGTCTAACCATCTAACTAAACTACCTTCACGCCATCTGCCAGATTGCTCATAGTCTGTGCCTATTCTGTAAAATCCAGATGGTATATCTAAAGGTACTAAAGTCATATTAAGCCAATTTCATTATATACGCCAAAGCATAGTAAGGTGGTCTGTTTTCGTGAGCGCCACCGCCCCCTGCATTATCAACCGTTAAGGTGTGAGTGTGTGCGCCACCACTTGTTATAGTTACTGTATGAGTATGCGCTCCGCTTGAACTTGTAGTGCCAGTTAATTGCCCATTTGGGTCCCAAGTTGTAGCGTTAAAATCAATGTCAATTCCTGGAATTAGAGATGTTTGTTCAACATATTTATCTGTATAAGTATGCGTGTGTGCGCCTGCCGAATTAGTTGAACCTGTATGAGTATGCGCCCCACCGCTTGCCGCTGTACCTGTGTGGCTGTGAGCAGGAATATCACCAGTTGCTAGTGTAACTGTATTTGCACCGCCACTTGCGCCCACATTGTAAGTTCCACTACTATCAGCGTCAGCGTGAACAACAAACTTACCTGTTAAATTTGGTGTGCCGTTTGTACCATCGCATAAAGCCCAACCTGTCGGAATAGCAGATACCGCACCTGACCACATAATAATACCGCCAGTAGGCATTGCCTTGTTAACGGCTGTGTCAAGTAAATCAAAATTGGCGTTAAGTGTATTACCCCACGTACTATCACTTCCACCTACCGTTGGCTTAGTTAAACCTAAATTTGTTGTCGTAGACATAATAAAATCCTTTTCTTAAACCCAACGTATCATTTTTCTAAGCGTCCGTCCACGTTCCTGACGCTCCGCTATCGTTAACCCAACTACCACTTGCCGCACTATCATTAGCCCATGTTGCTTGACCTTGTGCGTCATCGCTCCAAATGCCATCACCTTCGCAATATCCCACTAGCCAGTAACGCTTTCCTGCAAATACAACATTTGCCCCAGAAGCATTATTATCTCGCTCGACATATGGGTTTAATGCAGTCATTCAGCTTCCTCGATAGAGTTTCCGTCTGCAACCCATTCTTGAATAGCTATATAATGTCTATTTTCACTATTTATTGGAACAAACATTACAATGTCATCTATTGTTGCTTTTATTTGCCTCATAGGATTATCTTCTGGGGCTGTATATTGGGCTGATGTAATATTCATTTATAACTCCGCATCTGCTGTATAACCGCCATACCAGTAGTTACCGACTGGCAACTCGCCACCGTAAGTGTCTGAATACGAAACAACATGGTCTATATGACCGTAAACCATTACACTTCCACTATTTAAAGATTGTATGCCTGCAACGGCTGTCAATGTTGGTGCTGTTCTCATTTGACCAGCAGGAAAGCTATGATTTTGGGTTCTATGTTCTCTATATGAATACCCTGTCGCATTACTATTGGCTAAAGCCAAAGTATAGCCAGCAGATTTGTAATAATAACGATAGCATTTTTTTTGAGTAACAGAAATTATTTCGTGTTCAAAATCCGTTGCTTCATCTCCAGTTTGTAATTGTATGCCAGTAATTTCCCAATCGTTACTTGTACTATCTGCAAAGTTTACTTGACCAGTTGTACTTCCTGCATCAGTGGAAGCCGCCCATGTTGTTTTTAAAGTGCCAGTATTTGTATCTGCACCAGCATATAAATTAAAAAATATTTCTAATGAACTTGCATTGTCATCATCAAATTTGCCTGTGGTGTCGGCAGGAAAATTAATAGTATATCTGTTCCAATTTGTATCAGCTACAGTATACGAACCATTTACTTTTCTAGTGTTATCTCTGTCAAACATTGATACAGTATAAAGACCAGTTTTATTTGTTTTCACATAGAAAGATAATGTAAAACCTAATGCTGTAGCGTGTCCTTTTTGGAACCTTTGTAAGTCTTGACCTTCTAGTTTGTGAGAAACATATCCTTGCTCATTCGAAGCAAGCGAAGTATCTGCCGTTGTGCAATCTACTTTTAGTGCGTTACCAAACCCTGCTAAGTCTGTGACGCTTGATTGTGAAACAGTAAAAGCCGCACCAGAGTTTTGCTTATAAAATTCAAATCTATCCAAAGTATAAACGTTGCCAACAGAAGCAAACGAGGTTCCACGTTGACTTAAATTCATTGCACCGTTGACTATGACATTGACGCCACCGCCACCGCCTGCTTTCCCTGCGTTATCTGCTATGTCTCTGGCTTTAGTCATTAGTTACCTCAAGATGGTTTAGTAGGCCACGTTACATCGTCTAAGCTAGTTGCGCTGTTTGTAATATCTCGTAAATTTTGACGATAGGTTTTCCAAGCGTCAGACATGGCAACATCAGAGTTACCCATCCAATCTGTTTCAGCCAAGCGCCTGTTACGCTCTTCACGAAGGTCAGCCATTGGCTTTGCGTTAACTAGCTCAGTTTTCTTAGCTGAGACTGCCGACCAAGTTGTGCCAAAGTCATCAGGATTGTCACTTTCTATGGCAGAGCCGTTGCTGTCTGCGCCTGTGACCTTACGAAACATTTCGTTAAATTCTGCTTCAGAAGTTGGATCACCTCGTAACACCCATTCAGTTACGCCTAGTTCGTTTAGTGCTGTTGCTATATCTGTCATTGTGCTATCTCCATTAATATAATCGACGACTGTCCAAATGTAGTATCCCCATGATTTACAGTTAGAATTGAACCAGCAGTACCATAGGCTTTACCTTTGACGCTGTATGTTGTTGCTGAAGTTGTACTAGGGCTATCTACAATATTATTTGAGTATCTAACACAAAGTTCTCCACCGCTATGACCGCCATCGTAATGACCTATTTCAAAAGGTCCTGCATTATCTCCAGCAAGTGTCTGTAATTGAGTTGAGCCTCTTAAAATTTCAAAACCAGTGTTATAATAAGTAGTATTTGTATCGTTTACTTTCATACTAAGATTAACCATAACAACTATTTTACTGGTGCTGAACTTTGGAGTTATTGCTAAAGAAGCTCCAGTTATTGCTGTAGCACTTTGCGATGAAATAGTTGTTTTAGTATTCCAAGATGTATTAACCATCTGAATAACTGACCCTGCCGCAAAACCTAAGTCCTTAGTTGTAGGAGCCGCCCCTGCTGTCGTTTGTATCGTATCAACTTTTAAGATGCTACTCATGGGGCTATCTCCAGTATTGTAAGTTTACCTTCAGCACCTAAACCCCAAGCGTCAATAACGTATATACCTTGTGGACTACTAACTCTATTTCCATATATTTTATATGTAATAGTTGTTCCTGCAGATGCGCTAGGACTATGTAATGTATGAAAAGGCATGGCGGCTTGTTGCCATCCATTTGAACTATCTCTGTAGTTAACAACAGCTTGAGTATGAAGGTTTGAAGCATAGCTATCGACAGAAGAACGTAAAGCATACTGTGCCTTAGTATCAGCCGATGTTGAGTTTCCTGTTTGTAGTTGAGCCGCCGCTGTAACTAATAACTTAGAATTAGCAAACTTTGTTGTTATCGAACCACAAGTTGCCATAGCTACTAGGCTTGCTGTACTAGAAGAGGAACCACCAAAAGTTGCAGTTACAGCTTGAACAACATGGCCTGCAATATGCACACCATTGCCACTCGTCTTTTCGTTTATTGTATCTACTTTGAGAATGCTCATTGGGCTATCTCCATAGCAGTTATTGAGGCAGTATGAGTAGTACCAGATGCGTTATAATTAAACCTTAAATCCCCTACGTTTGATATATAAGCCTGAGTTTTATAGGTAATTGCTGATGTTGTGGCAGGGCTGTCCAAGTGGCTTATGGCAAAATTTATAGGCATCCAAGTGGTATTATTATTATAAGCATTATTACCATGAATTACTGTACTACCTCTAAGCAAATTATGATATACATAATTAGTTTGATAACAAATACCCAAAGTACCTAAAGAAATAAATATTTTACTTGTATTAAACTTTGGCGTTATGCTTACAGAAAGGCCAGTATCAACAGCCGAAGTTGAAGTTATTTGAGTTTGGTCATTTTTAGTAGATGTTACCACTTGAATAACATGACCAGCCGCATGAAGCTCCTGACCGCTAGGTACGATAATCTTATTTGCATTAGCTCCGCTTGTTGGACCTTTTAGATTTTCAACGTGTAACGTACTCATATAATCACCAAATTTCCGCTAACTGTAAGGGTTGTGCCAGAGGCAATGGTAAGTGGGCCTGTCGCAGAACAATTCAAAGTAGATGCTATGGTTACATCTGTGTTTAACTCTTGCTCATTTGCTCTAAATATATCGCCTGCGCTTGTTCCTGTTTGCCCATTTTCTCCAAGAAAATACCCACCACCTGATGCGCCTGCCACTTCAAAGGTTTTGTATGCTATGACTTCTACAATGTCCGAAGCTGAACAAGCACTTGCAAAAATTACATCAGAACCGTTCGTGGCTTGTACATCCGTACCCACTTGCATCTTTATGCCATTGAGCCAGATATCAACATAGTTGACCGAATACCCACCTGTCGCAAAACTGGTTTCACCGCCAACGCAAGTAAAGGTATCTCTCGTTTGAGTGGCTTGGGGCGTTGCGCCTGTACTTCCAATATAGCCTGCCATTAAAAAATTTACCTATTCTCTAATCATTGACTGCAAGTGCGCGTCATAAGCTGCCTTAACTTCATCAGTAAATATTTGTGCAGCAAAGGCTTGAACGTCTGCGCTTTCATTCGCTAAATCATCTGCGCTTATATCTGGCATAACAATGTGCCTATGGAATGAACGGCTTATTTCCACACCGTCTCGCTTTACAATCGTTGCATCCCTTACTTGGATTACTTTCCAATCATTGTTACTAACAATTTCAACTTTATCTTCAATTTTTTCTTCTGTTAGTGCCATTTTAAGTTCCTTTTATTTAAACTTTATATGTTCCAGCCATATATACTTCACCACCCGAACTAACTACGTTGTGCATGACTGCACTCCATGAAGAAGCATTACTTTGATGCAATACTGCATAAGCAGTACCACCAGAAATTAACAAGTGTGGTCCGTAACCAGTATAGGTTCCTATAAAATATAAAGAAATATTGCCAATAGAGTATGGTGATGGTGCAGAAAAAGGTAATCCAGTAAACCACATATTGCCTGCGTAACCAGTATTATTTATAGCTGTCTTAAGCGCCCAAAAATGAACTGTATTTCCAATTTTAGTATAGTGAGCTGGTATCTGTATTTTAGGTGATGGAGAGCCATAGTAACCAACCATTTCAAAATTAAATGTGCCTTCTTCGTACGAATCCAAAGTTTCACTCGAAATACTTGCCGCACTTGCATCGCCGAAAACTATACCGCCCCCAACGTAAAGCTCATTAAATCTTTTAGTTGCTGAACCTAAATCACTTGCATTGTCTGCGTCTGGTAAAATATTCCCTGTCTTTAATAAACGTGCATCAACATCAGCGTCAGTATAACTACTGCCAACAGCAGGGTTTTGTTCAAACGTAACTGCTACTACTTCATCGCCTGCTTGTGCGGCATTTATAAGGGTTACGCTCTGTCCATCAGCGGCTTCGAGGAAATCCGTATCTTTTACGAGGCGTATTCCGTTGTGGAAAATATGTATTTTGTTAGGTAAAAAACTTAAACCAGTAAGCGCAGTTGTATTAGCTGTAAACGTAAATTTCTTCCTACGTTCAGCCGCATTTTGGTTGTTGGTTACTGAGCTAGTATTTGCGCCTATATACCCTGCCATCAGTCAGCTTCCTCTATTGTATTTCCGTCTGCAACCCATTCTTGAATGGCTACCCAGTGTCGATTGGCTGTATCTTTTGGTATACTCATTTCAACACCATCTATTATTGCTGTTACACAACCAGTGTCTTGACCCTGAAACTCATTATGTTGCGCTCTTGTAACTATCATTTATAACTCCGCGTCTGCCTGATAAGACGTTAAATAATGTTGGGTATTTGCATCATGTGCCGATGCTAAATAAGCTTTAAAATGTGTTGCAGATGATTGATATTCAGTAAGATTAGTACCACCGCCATAAGTAGCAGTTGAAGTAGGAACTGCTCTCATTTGTACTGGGTGAAAAACCTGTGCAAACTTATGGCTCGTTATATACTGAGTAGCATAAATACCTGTTCCTGCTGAGTAAGCATCTTTCCAAAAATACCTCTGGCACTTGGCTAAAGTCGTTCCATAATTTTCGTGTTCGAAATCCGTAGCGGTATCGTTAACTTCTAATTGAACGCCAGTTAGTTGCCATGTCGTGCCGTTCACAGCCGCAAAGTTTGCAGCCTGACCACCTAAAAGATGCGCCCCAGTGTGAGCAATAAAAGTAGGTGATAAAGTATTATAATTACTACCAGCAAATAACCCAAAGTTAATATACATTCCTGCCGCATTAGTATTTGGCACATTAGCTGTAGTGTAAGTTGGAAATGTAAGTGTTTTTCTTTCCCAAGTATCTGCTGAATTAATAGTATACGCTTGACTAGCGATAACACCGCCAGAAGCTGATAAGTATATACTTGCTGAAAAGTTACCAGTAATACTAGACTTCACATAAAAAGACAGTGTGACTTCTTTACAAGCAGACGTTCCATATCCGATACGTTGTAAATCTTGCCCCTCTACAACGTAATACATTCTGCCAAATTCATCAGCCGCTAATGCTGACTCTGCTGTTGTAACCGTAAGTTTTAAAGATTTACTGAAGCCAGAGGGAGCATCAGTAACTTGCTCTGTAGTATATGTAAGATTATCAGTAGCGTTTTTTAGTTCGTGATAAAATCTATCTACAGTTATGTAACCGCTTCCTGCATTAGTGCTTTGGGTGCTTCTTTGTGCAATAGTCATACCACCATTAATTATGACGTTCTTTGGGCCACCACCTGACGCACGCCTAGAAAATTGAACTAATTCGTTCTGCTTACTCATGTTTGCTCCAGAACACTCAAAATAACATCAACCGATTTATCTGTGTCACTTTCTATCGTGACCGTATTTCCTTCTTGTAGAATAACTTTTCCATCAAGAACTGACAAGGCAGAACCACTTGGCAAAGGTACATCTTTAACCAAATGAACATATGCCGCCTTGACAGATATTTTTACTTGAGCGGTATGCACATTGGCTAAATTACATCCAATAACCACTGCCGTTGTTCCTTGTGGAACTTGATATACAGTTTCCTCAGACTTACCGACTGAAGCCGCTGTGTAGTTTTTAAACGTATTAGCCATATGTGCTTACCTCTTACTTAGATGTCGTCAAGCAAAGCGCAAACAACACACTCAACAGTAGATGCTGACGAAATTGCATGAACATCTGCCACAGTTGTATTTGGCAAACGAGCAGCAAAAGCTTCATTTGGCCCCAAAACAATAGCATCAGTCGAAGCAGAAGTTACTGCCGCACCATCAAAAATAACATAAATAGAGCCGCCGTTTCCATCAACATTCTTAATGTATAGAAACTTAACTTTATCTGTGCCTGCAACGGCTGTTGGCGCTGTAGAACTATCTACTGCGGTGTAGTCCACAAAAGACCCTGCAATAAGGTCTGAACTTGTGTTATTTACCGAAGAAAGCTTGTAATACCATTTGTCGTTTGCATCTTCAGGTGTGACAGTCATTGTTGCTGAGAATGTTTTTGCAATCTCATCTGGAAGGACTGTAACTTCCATTGTAGCTTTCGCCGCATCAGCCATGATTTTCTCCTTTTCTAATCAACCCAAGGCTATACTGAATGCCAATGCCTCGCCTGCCCTATCGACATCGAGGTTTGACCTAGTTGTTTCTGCATCTGTCACGCTTAACGCTCCAGTTACAGTAACATTGCCAACAGAATTAATGCCGCCATTAGACGTTATCGCACCTGTTGAACTGATAGCCCCACCAGAGATGGAACCATTTGCTGCTATGCTATCAGAAGTCACGCTTCCAGTAGCAATAACATTACTTCCAGACGTGATATCGCCTGTTGTTGTCACTGTAGTAGCCGATATAGCCGAACCACTAATATTTTCTGAAGTAACAGATGTTGCCGTAACACCGCTTGCAGACATATCTCCGCTTGCTGTTACATTACCTGTTACAGTTACATCGCCAGTTGACGTAAGCCCTGCGCTTGTCACCGCCCCACTAGCTGTAATTAATCCTGTTACAACCGAACCAGATGTAAGCGCATTTGTAGCTGTTAAACTGTCAGCACTCAGCGCACCAGAAACGGTAAGACTTGCTGTAGTAAAACCGCCAGTAACAGTTAATGCACCGTTTACCGTCACACCATCTGTTGTTGTTTCTAATTTCTTGCTGTTGTTAAAAAATAACTCGACAGCGCCATTTTCGTCCATTGTAATAAATGTTGGGCTAGTCGGGTCTACTGCGCCAAGAGTAATATTATCGCCACGAATATAAAGTTCACCAGTGTTGTTTTTAATGTAACCATCGTTGCCAGTTGTGTTGTGATAAATCTGTAAATCAGTGTCATTACCAAAGTTTACAATAGCATCATCGTTTACTGTGCCGCCAGTAGCGCCAATCTTACCTGTTAAATCTGTATTTAGATTTTCAAAGTTAGCGTCAACTTCATCATGCGTAAGCGGAGCGCCTTTAGTTGCACGTTTTACAATAGTCGCCATTAGTACGCCTCTATTTTCATACTCATACCAGATCCACTAGTTTTAGATCTTTGACTTTCTTGGTTCGCGCCGTCTATAGCATTTTTATACAACCCTGCCCATACCTGTATTCTTGGATCTTCTGCTAGGTAAGGTGCGCTGTGGCTAAGGCTGCCGTATAAGTATATATCTGGATGGCTAGTCAAAATATTATTAGTAGCCGTACTCGAACTTAAAGCCGGAACTTTTCCATAGTAATACATCTCCAAGTCGTAATTAACATTAGGCGTCGGGAATAATTCTATTTCACTTTGAGTTAAGGCATAAAATAATGGTTTGTTAGCCACATCCTGAGAAGCAGCTCTTTTCTTTTGCATTTCAAATAAGCTTACGAGCTCCAGAGGATTATGGTTAGTTCCTTCTAAATGTAATCTAATGGGCTCTAAAAAATCTGTGGGCAATACACTGTATCTAGAATTAACTGTAGCTGTGGCTCTATTCTCCATAAGTCTGTGCCGCAAATTTCTGTTAATATCTGCTTCAGCTAAACTTATAAATGTTGGAATAACCGCTGTTAAATCACTTCTGTTTAAAAAATCAGCGATTGTATTTTTTAGATCAGTGTAATTCGCTATACTCACAGTGTGCCTGCCCTTGTTCTAAAAACTCTATTATCGCCATCATTTAACCACTTACGTAAAGCCTTAGGATCATCGACGATGCCCTGACGCTTTAATTCATAATACACGGAAAGTGGAATAGATGCTACCTTATTTACATCCCCATATTTATTAGGTGATTGGTTGTATTCTTTTTTATTTCTATCAGCTATTGCCGTAACGTCTTGAACCGTTTCCAGCATATATTCGCCCTTATCTGTAACGTGCCAGTAGGTAGACGTTCCCATCATAGGATCTTTATCAAATAAACGTTTCTGACCCATTGGTTTCCCCTGAGTTAAAGTAGGGCGACTTGCGCCGCCCTGACTATTATTATGAAGTTAAGTCTGCACAGATTGCGTGTGCAGCTTCGTTTGAAACTTTCAAACCAGCTTCCACCAAGATCATTGACTTCTCAGCGTCACCAGTTTTCGCAAGCTCAACCTGTTGGATCGGACGTAGGTAAGCTACTGACGCATATTCTGGGTCTAGTAACCATCCGTCACGCTCACGCTGGAACCTGTTAGGGATCACAGACAAAGTTCCGAAATCGGATAAATAGACGTCAGCGGCCCCTATAATGGTGGTTGGGCTATCAGATGGAGCTTGGTAACGTTGCGCTGCAACACCGGCAAAAGCTGATACTTTTTGCTTATTAACCGGACCAACCATTAGCATTGAAGGCTCACCACCGGATACGAATGCTTGCTGCATGGCATCCTTCAAAATGGTTTCTGTGAATGCCCTCATATTACCGGCACTTGCATCTGTACGAGCTGTTGTACCGTCACCGGTTGTTAAACCGCCACCTGTGCCCTTATTCTCGTTAGTTGCAATCCAAGCGCCTAAGCCACCAGTTTCTCTGGCAGTAGATGCGTTCCCTGCAACTGCGGCATTATTTAGAAGCATTGTTGCCTCTAAATCCCTACGAATTTCCTTGCCCCGCTTAGCTAATTGGTAACTTAATTCATTGGTGCGGCCAGCAGTATCTTGGTCTGCAAGGTTGTCTGCAATGATTGTGGTTCTACGTAGAATTTGGGTATAGTTACCTTTTCTAGTAGTCGCGGCTGTAGCGGCAAATGATGCTACATCATCACCGTCAATCTGCGCCGTAGTCGAAACAGCGGCAAGCGAGTCTTCCTGCCACTCGAAGTAGGTGTTGGTCACATTTTCTGAACCAACGTTAGAAATGAAGGGCGTAGTTTCTGGCGAAATATTCTGAATTATATTAGATAATTCTTCACGAATACCTACAGCCGAATAGCCCGTAAATGTGTTTGCTACAATAGCCATTATGGCCTCCTATTACTTAGTAACGTGTTAATTGCAGCCGCTGCGTCTTGCACACGGCCAGTTTGTTTTACGCGCTGAAGCGCTTGTGTGTGTGCCGCTTTCGGTTTTGGCTGTGAGTTTCGAGATCCAGTTTTTAGTGTCTTGGACTTCGGCTTAGGCTTAGTCTTTGCCTTAGTTGCACGAGTTTGTCCTCGATCATATAACATGGCTTTTCGAGCCAACTTCACGAGCGAAGCATTTGCTAGTCCACTTACGTCTTCCTCAGTAAAACCTTCGTTTATGAGAAAATCACGTAACTCTGTAGCTTCCTTCTTGGCGACTTTAGTATCGCGCCATTCAGGTATGAGGTCAGGCAAGATCTGTCTTTGTTCATCAACGTATCGAGCGTGCATTTGCGCGTTCCTCTCTTCGTTAATTTTACCCATTCTCTCTTGCTCTTGGCGTACAGCATCCAGTTGACCTTTACGTTCTTCCTTCTGCTTATTCCATTGACGCTCTGCTTTCGCTGCCATCACGGGGTCTGTGTCGTACAGTTTATCCCAATCCGGCTCCTGTTCCGCTGGTAGGTTCAACCGTTCTTCCAAAGCTGGAAGTAGTTGAGCATACTGAGCACGTTCACGTTCGACTTCTTCGAATTGAGCTTGCATACTACGTTTTGCGTCAGCTAACTCTTGCGTCTTACGTGTGTAATCTTTCTGTCTCAGGTTTCCACGTCGGAGCTCTTCAACTGTAATCTCTTCACCGTCTACCTCCACAGTATGTGCAAGTATGTCAAAAGATTGGTCTTCGAGTTCTTCAGCTTCCTCTTCGACTTCAAGTTCGCCCTCCGGTTCAGCTTCTTCTAGAGAAACTTCCTCTTCAGGCATTTCGGCTTCTTCGACAACTTCTTCTTGTGTCTCTTCGGCCTCAAGCGCGTTCGGCTCCGTTACGTTATCCTCTTCGGGCGTAAGTAGTTGCCTAATTGCATTTTGTGCTGATTGCAGATCATTCCCTTGTGGGTTGTTGACTTCTGACATCAAATTATCTCCTATTATGCGACTATTTTGATTTTATTTCAATACTCGCGTTATCAATCATTGCACGCAGTGCCTGCCTGACGGCTTCAACACCACGCAATTTCATATAAATAGCCTCGCGGCCATCCTTATCGCCAATGTCAGTTAACTCAAACTGTAAGTGGCAATCCCCTTTTATTTCGTCTAGCATTCTATTAAAATCGACGTCGCCCATTAAACGCTCAGCATACCGGCCGTCGTCGATGACTTGTTGCTTACTCTTCGTCATCTATAGAACCTTTAACTATGTCGGCCTGAGCTTTCATAACTTCTCTGTTAATAGCTAAATCAGATCTAATCTTTTCGACGTTAAGTTGTGTACCGTGTTTAGCTTGCATTTCTTCAGCTTTTACAAACAGCTCTGCGTCTAGTTCGTCGCGTTTACGATCATCTTCCATAATCATTTTCTCGCGTTCTAATTGTAGCTCAGCAACTTTCTTTTGTATGTCGGCCTGTATTTGCTGTATCTGTACCGCGATAAGTTGCTCATTAATATCTGGCTTATCCTCTTGCGGCGGTGGCTGAAACTGGGCTGGGTCACTCCAGAACTGTGACGTATCTTTAAAACCAGCTAACTCAGTCATAGATTTTAAAGTGTTAGATAGTTTATTAATGTCAGTTAGTGGGTTGACGGCGCCCATAGTTTGCATTGCCTCCTTCTGCATTTCTCCAATCTGGCGTAGCATCATCATGCGCTCACTATCTGAGCCACGCCCAAGAGCCACGTTTATAGATACGTCCATATTGGAGTTCCATACACGAGGATCGATTGGCACAAATTCGTTTGTAAGGCGAACCATCCTAGGGGCGTCTTGGTGCGTGGTTATTAAGTATAAAACAATTTGGTACAGGCGCTTCATACCTGTCTCGGCAAAAATTCTAGCAATCATTTCTATGTGTTGCTGCGCCGCCGTAACGGTAGCATTTACCGCTGCCGCCGTAGAAGACTGTAGAGCTGACGCATCTAATCCGGCAGATGCCTTAGATATGCCTGTACGAGCTTCTTTGACTTCATCCATATATTGTAAAACTGGAAATGCTTGCTGGCCGACAAACGGCATAGAAAGCGGTTGAACCTGACCGGCGCTTCTCTGCCTGATTATGGCGCCCACCTCAGTTGATAAGACGTCGTCTAAATTTACCATACCTTCAGTCACGGCAACCCGTGGGTGAATAGACATAGCTAAGCTATCTAACGTGTTACGCATGATGTTAGATTTAATGCGCTGGACGTCGGCGACGGCGTCGGCTATTGACATACCGTAAAAGTCGTGGGCTTCTGGATCTGGGCAAAACGACGCAAACGGGGCCATGCCGCAAGGCTCGTTAGCTAAAATTTTATTGCCGTCGCCGGCTGTGCATATCTTTCTAAGCTCTGCAATGCCGTCCATGTCGTAATCTACTTTTATGTAATTTTCGACATATAGAACTTTTTTCATTGCGTCGTCGTCACGCTCATTCATTTCATTAGCTAAGGCTGGGTTACGTGTGGTTCTCTCGACGTTTGTATTCATGTCGTCGTGAGCTGACGCTAATGATGAAACCTCGTCGAAGTCATAACCCATAGACACAAGCTCAGAAACTGTGACGATACGCCGGTGTGCCACATAGTCACTTTGCTCAATAGACTTTGCCTCACGAGAAATGAGAAACTCTTCACATGGCACAGCTTCTAATTTCACACGTCCGTCTGGGTGCGTGTAAGTAACTCTAACAGCGTGCATCATGGGAGGCGGCATCATTTCGCCTGTCATCTGGTCCATTATGGGATCACCCATAGGCTCAGATGCAACTATTTCTACATCAGCGGCTGGGTCAGACATAAGAGCGTTTAGCGCGTTATCATCTAAGCCACTTAAATCATGTGTCTCGTATTTTGTCCTGTCGTCCCAATAGCATTTTAGAACACCGACTTTACGTATTAACGCATCTTTGAAAGCTGCGTGTAGCTCCACAAAGCCATTATTGTCTCTGTTAATAATAAAATTTGCGTACTCTGTCGCCTGCTTTGCGGCCTCCACGTCTTCTGGGCCCTGAGGGGCGTACTCCACTGTCCTCTCAGTAGAATTAAAAATACGCATCAGGGATGGGATTATAGCCTGAACGGTATCCCTCACATCCATACTTACAACTTGGCTGCGCCCGTCTTCTTCGTTGCCAAAAGGTTTACCCTGATAATACTCGGTGGCAGACGCTCTGATTGGAGATACCCAGTTATCTGAGTAATCGATTGCGTCGTCTATCTCTTTACCAAGAATGCCTTGGAGCTCGTCGTCGTCCATTACCTCAGGATTTAATTCAGCTTCGAGGCTTTGGGCTAATTCGTTTATTTCGTTTTCCATGCTACTCACCTTCCAACTGGGATAACAAACCCATGCCGGCAATGCCAGCCATTATATTTGGGTCATATATATTTTTTAATTTTGCAAATCGGCTTTTAATTACCGCCGGATCGTTAGCAGTTCTGTCAACTAACATAATGTTGCTTATGTTTTCTTTTGTAAAAGAATATTCATCGTCAGCCAAGAATTTAAAATGTCCATCTACGTTGACCGGTCTTTTATTAACATTACCCTCTATAAGATTAATATAGGGGATATTGGTATAACCTTTATCGGTTAATTCTTTTCTAAATAAATCTACACCATCTTCTAAACTTACATTTTTTGCATCAGCGTATGCGTTCATAGCCTCTCTAACGCCGTCTTCATTTAAAACTTTTTTTCCATCTATAGTTTCTACCATATGAGGTCTTATATCTGGTTTAATTCCAAACTCTTCAAAATCTTTAATTTCAAATGGTTTTTCAGTTCTAATTTTTAAAGGAAATGTCTGACCCTGACCTTCATTACCGCCAAATCTATACCTATCTGATGCCTGTTGAGGCGTTCCTACGTGAACTCCTAAACGATCAAAGCGACTTGGTATATATTCTGGATTTGTTGCTGATGGCGGCCTGAGCATATTACCCTTCATTTCATTTACCCTCATGTAATGAGCTGCATCCTCATAATTGGGTATTTTTCCCTGGGATTTCAATGACTTAGCAGGTCTTGCAGACGTTTTTAAAGCTTGTTTTAATCCAAGCCCACTTAATCCAAGATCTAAACCAGCAAAGGCTGTATTTAATGCTGCGCCTCTATAGTTGCCAGCTATAAAATCTTTGACGGCCTGACCGCCTGACATTATGCCAGCGCTTACGGGTAGGATGTTAGCTAATCCGGCGTTATCAAGATAATTTAAAATGCCCGACTTAGGTCCCCCAAAAGCACCGGTTCCACTTCCCGTCCTTGCATTACCAAATAATCTTTTTGATATATCTTTACCAATGTAAGGCGTAAGTAGATCAGTCATATTTTCTGCAAAAGTAGTATCTCTAGGTCTTATAGCTGAGCCAGAAGATATTTCTCGTGCTCTATGAGAAGATTCTATCACTTCATCTAATAAAGATTTAGCCTGTAAATCATCCTCTTTTGCAGCTTCTAAAATATTTGCATAAGATGGTCCGAACATAGGTTTGTTTTGAGGTAATTTAGCCATTATACTTTACCTTGCTAAATTTATATGTTAACACCTTGTTAAAAGGAGAGAGAAAAATGGAAGAACTAGAAACAATAAGAAACGAAATTACTGCTTTAGCATATTTGACTTGGCCTAATAAAGAAGACTTACCCAAAGAAGCTGAGGAAGCAATAAACGATATTATGGAATTAATAAAAGACACTATTGAAGACCTCTAAGGTAACTTTCTAACAAATCAAACGTATAAGCTTCAGCTCGATCTGCACCTTCGTTCTTTAATTTATCAAAATAGGTAGATGCTTCGTCTACAAATTGTTGATCTATATTCTGGTTTAACCTTGGGTTACCCATATAAGATTTTATATCTTTTGGTAAAGCATCCATTTTGCCGGCTGCAATTTTAGGTAAAGCTGTATCTCTTGCACCTATAATAAATGGTAATTGACCTTCAAAAGTCATACTACCAGTGCCTTCTCTTTTAGGAACAAAAGCACCGTAGGATGGGTGGTCAGAACTTTTAATCATACCTGACAAAAGATCTGGCTGGCTCATCCTGTAACCAACACTAAGAGCTTTTGAGTTTACTAGATCTGGGTTAGTAACTGCAAAGCGTGCGGCGCCAACATCAGGTAAACCTAAATCTTGCATTAGGCTGCTATCAAAAAATTTTATAAAAGCTGCACGTCTGCCGCCTTTTTGATTAGACAACCATTCAGCAAATTTTGTTTTATTTTTAAAACTTGGTATATCTTTTATTTTAGGAAATTTATTAGCAATAGCTTCGTCTATTAATGGAAAGCTGTTAGATCCTACAGGACTAGACTTTAACATTTCTCCATAAACTTCTGCCATATGTTTAGAAAAATCTCCTGATCTTTCACCCATAGGCATATAACTTAATACAACGTCTTCGCCTCTAGCAGCGGCTTCTTTAAATGCATTCGCTTTAGATCTCATTGCTGTAGGCTCAGAGGCCCAAGAACCTCTTTTTATTTGATCCATATATTCAGGGCCGCCGTAAGTTCTTACAGGATTTTCTAATAAACTATCATTTATTTCTTTTATTAATCTATCGTTAGAAGTTCTATCTCCAGTGGCAAAATACATTGTTTTACCCTGTAAGTCAGAAGGGCTAACATTTTTAGGTTTTATTAAATTACCAAGTAATTCGCCTTCAACATTATAATTAAACGGAGCAGTCCTATGCTTATTTATAGAAAACCCAGAATAAAGAGCTGGGTCTTTTAATCTGCTAGTGTCTAATCTGGGCTTTTTAAAATAGTTAGAGCCCTTCATAGTAAAACGTATTATATCGTCTAAAAGACTAACCATTTAACGCCTCTTCTTGTAAGTCATTTTCTTACCTTTTTTCTTAGCAGCTTTCTTTGCCGCTGCCATGCCTTTTTTAGAATAAGAGTAATGCTTACCGCCGACTTTAGGCATAATGATCCTCCAAATAAGTTTGCCCCATAATACAGTATTTTAATATAAAAGGAACCCCGTGCGTGAGGGGAGGGCTACGCACGGGGGAGCTGAGGAAAAAGCTCTCGCGGTAAAAGTAAAAAAACCGCTAACCTATTGTCTCATTTTTGGCGCAAGTTTTCAATTTTAGATTTTGTAAGTTACAGTACAAAACGAGCAGGAGATAAAAATGCCGTATAAAAGTAAAGAACGGCGTAAGTCATATAACAAGTCTTACGGCATGAACTGGTATCTCAAAAACAGGGAGAAGGTCATAGAGAGCACTAAAAAAAATGTTCAACGACATAGAGAAAAATGGTGGGAATTTAAGTCAACACTAAAATGTGAAAAATGTGGCTTTTCTCATCCGGCTGCTATCGACTTCCATCACCCAAAATCAAAAGGCGATACAAAAGTCAGCCACTACGTTTCTCATAAGCAATGGAAGCGTGCGTATGAGGAGGCTGAAAAGTGCCAGAAACTGTGTGCAAACTGTCACCGTATCTTACATTACGAAGAAAAAATGAAAAAAGATTAAAAAAAATTTCAAAAAAATTGTAAGTTATTGATTTTATTAAAAACTTTTTTTGCAATTTAATGCATTATTTTAACCTGTTCACTTGACGTTAACAAAATAATAACTATATTAATAGTATAAGTTAATTTTTTTAAGGATTTTGAAATGCAAGTAAAAAGTATAACATTAGCGAGGGAAGATATTAACAATCCTTTGCATCCGTTTCTATGGCAAGAAATTTGCGCTGACTTGGGCTTCGATGGTGGTAACAGAGATGGAGAAGACAACTGGCCTAACACTATTCACCTAACAGTGACTGAAGCGGAGGAGGTGTAATGCGTTTATACAAAAGCAGCAACGGTCAGTGGTTTGGAACACAGAGGGACGCCCAACGGGGCGCTCCAAGAAACTGGGTAGAGGTTGAGGTTCCTACATCTAAGCAGGATCTGATTAACTGGCTGTGCGCCAATAAAGTCGGTTCCGCTGGCCCACAAGTAACTGCGCCGGAAGTAACTACGACAGTAGAGCCGGAGGTTACTTCTGGGCTACTAACAACTGATGCATATAGCTGGGTCAGTTGGGCTTTAAATAAATTAGTATCTGGTCAAAAATCAGAAGCTGAGGAAATGCTCAAACTTGGTCTTAAAGAACAAGCGTTGGGTTTAAAAAAATCAGGAGCCATGACTTCGGACGGGTTCCTTGTGAGGGAGAAATAAGATGGCAAATCTTAAAATCAAATCAGTTAACCAAGGCCCACGGGGTGACCGTAACCGCTACTGTGGCCCGTCAGCAATCAGTTGCATCACCGGCATGACTACCGGTGAAGCTGCACGGATGATCCGTCACGTTGGTGGCCGTAAGTCAGTCAAAGGCTCTTACGATTGGGAAGTGCGTGAAGCTCTTGAGCGTTGCGGCATCAAAAGCGTCCGTGAAACTTTTGGTCTTAA